GGACGGATGAGCGCGTTTATGGCGTTGATTTGTGTAGCTGCAATTGACAGCCGTTGCCCTGGCCGAACGCCTAGCCTTGGATCGTTTGCCATAAAGCGCTAACTAAAAAAGCCTTGAACGGAAGCGGCATTCGCAGCGGCTTGGTTCGCTTGAGCCGTTTTTGCTTGACCTATGTTTTTGGAAACGATCAACAGGCCCGACCAATCTTTCTTTGGGTAGACGGTGTTTACGTATGCCGCAATCGGTTTTCGCACAATCGTTCCGGAGGAACTTTCCGCTTCGTACCGAATCCAAATATGCTCCCAACCCTCTTTTGAAATCCCCGTAATGCCGCTCACGTAATACGTCGGGTTATTTGGCCTCGCCTCAAAATCAAACGTCACTGCAACGTATGGCTGATCGCCAGACCATTGGGCGCGAGCCCCCATAAACAAGCATTCGCCAGCCTCAAACGCGCGAAACGTTGAGTCGTTTACCGTTCCCGTCAGCTTGTAGATGCTTCCGACGAACGTGGTCGAAATGGCGACGGAAACGGGGAGAATCCAGGTTTCCGAATATTTGAGCGAAGGGCGAACAACGTCGATTCCTTGCACGCTGTCGCCGGAAACATTCAGGGCTTCGTAAAAATACGGTGCACCGGATGGAATGCTCCTTTCGGTCGTCAACCCGCTCGTAATGTGCTCGGTGTTTCCGGTGGTGTCCCATGCGATCGTTCCTGGAACCGGATCAGTCTGGCTGGGTTGTTCCCCGCCTTCGCTCTTCGGAAGCAGCGTTGTGTAGGTCGCTGTGCAGTCAAACCACTTATTTCCAATGCCGTTGACATCCAGTCGCTCGCGCCGCCAGTAAATTCCGGCTCCGTCGCTCTCAACGTATTGCGGCGCGTACGCCTCAATTTGGGAAACAGCGTCGTTGAATCCAACGCACTGACCGATTACGTACCTTCGCTTAACCTCGCGAACCTCGCCGTTCTCGGAATCGTTCGTCACAGATCCGGACATGCTGTCCGACATTTCGTAGCAGACAACCGTCATGCGAAAGAGCCTCCGATGTGCGGGAGCTTCTGCTCAATCCGGCTCAGGATCTGATTACCGGCGGCGGAAACCTTCATGTGAGCCTCAATGGCCGCAGTGACCGTCGCGAATCCCTTCGTGAAGGTCTCGGCGAGCATCGTGTTTCCGGAAGCCACATCTCGGCCAGCGTTGGCGGCCTGAACGGTTGGCGGGAGTTTGTCCGAAAGGGACATGGCAGCGCCGCCACCTCCGCCGGAAATAGCTTGGAGCGCCTGCGCCGCGATTGCGGTGTTTCCTGCGGTTTGTTTGCCGTAATCCTCGAGCTTGTTGAGTTCCGGCCCGATCGCCAGACCTTCGCCTGAAAAGCCGAAGCCCCCAAGTGTCTGGCCGATGCCGTTCCCGTTTTTGGATTTTTCCTGTTCGCCCGCACCCGGCCCGACCGGCATAACGCCGCGGTCTGGCGGAACGACGGCACCGCCGGTGGAGCTTGTAGGCTGGGTGGCTGGCTTGTCGGTCTCGCCAGCGGCCTTCCTGCGGGCCTGCTCCGCCTCCTGGCGGAGGGTGTCTATCGTGTCCGTCCAGCCCTTCGCGGCCTTGTCCGCTTCTTCCTGCCGCCTTTCTGCGGCATCCTTCCTGCCTGCAGCACGACCTTCCGCCCTAGCGTCGGCCGTCGGCGATTTCCTGCGGGCCTCCTCAGCTTGCGATTCAATCTTCCGCAGGGCTCCGCTCATGCCGTTAACGGCGAATTCCCAGTCGAAGGCAGCGCGGAGGTACACGCCGAGTTTCTGGAGCGCCGTCTGCATCGTAATGATGTCGGCACCGAAAAGGCCCATAAACCGATCAAGCCCCTCGACGAGCTTGTCGCCGATAAACGCGCCGGTCGCCTCAAAGAACCCTTGCACCGTCCGAAGGACGGAATCCGCCTTGGCGGCCATTTGCGTAAGGGCAATCGCGAAACTGAGGTTCATCACCTCCCACGCGGCACCGAAATCCAGCCGCATGATTGCCGCTATGATTGCATCGGTTTCCTTGCGAAACGCAGGAGACAGCTGCCGGGCTACCACGATCGCCGCGCCGACCCCTGCCGCCAGAAGCCCGAGGGACGCGCCTACCGGCGTGAAAAGGGCAGGCAGGATCGATAAGCCAGCCCGCAGCACGCCGAGGCCCTTCGCCATGACTTGAAGAGCCAGCCCTCCGGCAATCATCGCGGCCCCAAGGGTAAACATTCCAGCCGCAACGCCCGCAACCGTCGCGACGAGCGTCGGATTACGCTCAATGAGCTGAGTAACGAACTTCAGCACGGTCCCGAGGCCGCGGACGGCGCTTGTGGCCGTTTCGCCCATGCTCGTGATAACGGCGATCTTTAGGTCCGCGAACATGGCATTAAGCCGCTTCACGGCACCGCCAAACGAATTCAAAACGTCCGTGGCCTTTTTTGCCGCCGCACCGCTAGAGTTTTGAATCGTGCCGAGGATCCGGTCGAATTCCTTCCCAAGACCGCTGAGGGTGATTGCGGCTCTTGCGCCGCGAATGTCGAAAATGTCCATGAACTTCTGCAGCTTGTCTGCATTGTTCATGTTTCCGGTGGCGACGTTCAAGTCTCGCAGTACGTCCATAAATGGCCGTAGGTTGCCGGACGCGTCGCGAACACTTACCCCAAGCTGATTAAATTTTGCTTCGTCGTCAACCATCGCCTCAAGAACGCGAGCCAACTGGGTCCCGGCCATGCTGCCTTTGATGCCGCCCTGCGCGAGCGTGCCAAGCGCGGCCGCCACGTCGTCAAAACTCTGCCCGGCCGCCTGGGCTTGCGGACCGACATAGCTGAGCGACTCGCCAATCAGGTCGACGCTCGTCACCGACGCATTCGCCGCGGCTTGCAGCCTGTCGGAGATTGAGGCGAAATCCTTGGTCGACATGCCGAACTGCGACATTGTGCCGACGACGACCTCAACGGCCCTCGCCAGTTCCATGTTGTCGCTCGCCGCCAAGGCCAGCACGGGGCCAATGCTGGCCATAACGCCTTCTGCGTCGAGGCCAGCCTTCGCCAGTTCGCTCATGGCGCTGGCGGTCTCGGTTGGGCTCTGGCCCATGGCCACGCCCATTTCCCGAGCCGCCTTGTTGAGCTTGGCGAACTGCTCGTCGGTGGCGTTGGTGTTTGCCCGAACCTGCGCCATCGCCAGCGTGAAGTTGGCCGCCTCGCGAGCCGCGATCACAAACGGAGCCCCAAGGGCCGCGCCGCCGATCGACAGGCTCGTTCCCATCTGCCGCATGGCCGTCCCCACGGCCTTGAGCTTGTTTTGGACGCGGACCATCGCCTGTTGAAACGCGCCGTCTTTGGCGAAAATCTCAACGTAGGCACCGCCCGCACGAACTGCTCCGGCACTAGCCGCCATCGCTCACCTCCGGCGGCTTTTTCAGTTTGAAGCCGATCGCCTCAAGTAGCTCCGGCGTGGCTTGCGGAACCTCCGGGGCAGGGGCGTACGGGTGGAAGTCAGCAGGCGAAAATGTTTTGCCTTTTCCGGAATCGCTGTGGATTGTGGCCAGGAGTGCCATAACGCTCGCCGTGTGGTTCCACTGTTCGTTCGACCTGCCGAGCCCCATCCAGTCCAACTCCCGCAGCGTGTAGCCCCACGGCTCTACGCCGCAGACTCCTGCGAGTCGGAAGCAGAGTTCGTAGGCGTCTTGAGGATCAGCGCCTCGAAGTCCATCTCCTCCAGTTTCGCCTCGATCGCGGCGGCGCTTGTCTTCTGCAGCTTCTCTGCCGCTGCCAGATACTTCGCCAGCGCCTTCTTCAGGAGCCCCCGCCGGGGCTCTTGGAAAAAATCCACGATTTCCGCAAGCAGCGCCTCCGCGGCCTGCTCGATCACGTCTCCGTTGATCGCGGCAAAAAAATCGTCGTCAGATCGGGCGGCCGCCTCGAGCTGCGGCCGAATGACGGCACACAGCACCTCGCAGAGCTTCACGTCATCGGAAAACAGGCTGGCGATTGACGATTGATCGCTGACGAGTTCCAGCAGGTTTGTTCCTGTCAGTTGTCGGCATCGCTTCACCGTTCCGACGTTAACGGCGATTTGCCACTCTTTGCCGTCCGTCGTTTTGAAAGTTTTCACTGGTAATTCCAACTCTTTAGGGTCACGTCCCAGCTCATTACTCCGTTGATCGGTGCCGCGATCTTTGCCGACACCGGCACGAACTTCGCGGATCCGACGTTCGTGAGTGAGACATCCAGCGGCTGCGGCGGATGCTGATTAAACTTGGCTTTCACCACGCCCCAGACTTCCGCTCCGTAAATGAGCATGTGCAGCGAAATGTCCTGACGGATCGGAAGCGTGCTTGTCGTGGCATGCTCCCAAGACGTGATGTCCGATTGCTGCATTTCGACCTGGACATCGAACTCGCGAGTTCCAGGAAGGGCAGTGCCGCCAACGGAGATCACCTGGTCCCGCCCGAGCCTAATGGTGGTCGGCATGCACCACCGCCGTTAGGTTGACGGATAAAACACGCCGTACGAAACGGTGTATTGAACGAAGCCCTTCGGCGTCACTGATTCTTTGATGTCCGTCACCACTGCGTTCAGTTGGCTGTCCAAGTGCGCCAGAGTCATCGTGCCCTCTTGGCCAATGGTCGCATTGTGAGCGGTGCACGTGACATCAAACGAAACGTCGGCGAGACCGATGGTCATCTCGACCTGCTCGAGCGGCGAGTCCTTGAACACCGTCACGTCGATTTCGTTTCCCTGGACATTGATGTCAACGTCCTGAATGTCTGCATTCTGGACGCCGGGGATGGTGGCAACGCAATCGCGACCCAACTTGTACGTTGGCATATGGTTCTCCGGTTAGACGGAAGCGGTGTTTGTCGGAGCGGTGCCGGGCTTCAGCGTCAGCTGATAGGTGACGATGCCATCCTTCGGCTCCGATCGGCGAGCGCTGGTGACAATGCAGGCGATGCTGCTGCCGCCGTTAAGCGTCACAGTCTTTCCTTCTCCGACGGCAAATTGCGTCGAAGCCTCAGCAAAAACCGTGCACTCAAGCGACTTCTGGACGAGCCCGGCTTTCGTCTGCTTGTAGGGCTTGGAGCCGGTTCGCGTGGAAACGTCGAGCTTTTCGCCCGATTCCGTGTAGGTGAGGTCCGACGCGCCGGTCAGCCCATCAACCGTGTAGTCCTTGCCAAGCGTAATGGTGGCCATATGTGCCCTTGCCGGTGTTTGCTGGCGTTAGGCGGCGAACTGCCGCACCTGTACGTCAGTATACCACGCACACACTAGAACCCGCCGACGCGGAAGCGGTTCTCAAACTGCTTGAGGATGTCGCGCGTCTCGATCGCGCGTTTGATCGCTGGCCGCATGTACGGCCTGGCGGGATAACGGAACGTTTCGCGGAACCGCGTCGGCTCCCATCGCCGAACGTTCTTCGGATGCGTGCCGACCCGCCAGTAGCCGATGATTCCGGCACGGTAACTGCGGGGCCATTTTGGAATCCACGCCCATCCCTGCATTTCCTCCGAGCCGCCAAATTCGTGCAGCGACGCCAGCCAGGCCCCGCCGTCCATGTGCTGGCCGATCACCACAGACTCGCTCGTCGGATCGTAGGCGTAGACGATGTCGCGGCGGAAAATGCCCGTGTGAGTGTGCGGAGGAGTTCCCGGAGCAGATGGCGGTTTTGTCTGAATTTCAAGCAACCGCTGGCGGAGCTTGTTTTGCGTCCGCTTGTTGCCAGCGGTCATAACGATGAGGCTTCGCAGCGACATGTCCGGATTGTCGGTCATTACCTTGAGTTTTGGCCGTGCCATGCCGCGTTTTTCGATAGATCGCCGTGCAATTTGCATGACGACCGACCCGCCGCGGTACAGCGCCTTGTAGGTCATCTGGTCGAGAGACCGCTTGACCAACTCCCGATCAAAGAAATAATCAAAATTGATCCGCGTCGGGATCCGCGGCAGTCCGGCGTTCAGGTTGATGAACCGCGAAAGCGGATTTTGCCCGCCTGGCAGGAAAACGCTCATCGCTCACCTCAAGCCGGAGCGGGAACCTTATCGAGCGGCACCTGATAGGTGATTTCGATCTGCGACATGAACACGCTCCGCTCCGTCAGGGCGTCGCGGTCATACGTCACCGGGAGCGTTATTTCGATCCAGTCTGTGCCATTGGGAACGCTCGCCACCGAAATCCGCTCCGACCGAATGGCGTCGATGATCGCCTGGTTGAGGTCCTCGAGCTGCTGGATTTCCGTTTCATCGCCGACGTGCTTGGCTAGGACGATGCCAACCGTGACCTTAAACAGGTCGGCACCGCGGCCCAACTGCATGGCTTCGACAGTCACCGGGCCGGGGATCACCGAACACTTGAGCGTGCCGAGATCCTCGAGCGTGTAATCAGGGATGCGGCGGAAAACGGCCGCTAGCGTTGTGGAGCCCGGCCACGGGTAATCCGACAGGGCTGCGGCCAGTTCCGTGCCGATCTGGCGTGAAAGGTTCATA